AAGACCATAATTCTTCACAGCACGTTGTCTTTCTATTTGTGCCTGTGAACCAGAAATTGCAAATGTCGGTGCCATTCTATCTTCTTGTGATTGAGAAGCAGAAAATGCCCCTGCATTATTTTGGCGAATGCTTGTTATTAGTTCATTGAGTGTTTTTGAGAGGTCTGGGATACCTGCGCCAGTCTCTAGTTCTGCTTTTCGTGCTGCTTCGGTTCCTTGCTTAGTGAAAAGTTCAGATATTCTATCAACAATACCTTTCTTTTCATTTTGGAGTGCTGTTGCTCCTGGGCTATCAGATAGAAGCTGGGATATTGTTTTGTCATAATCTAGTGTGTTTGGAACTGGTGGCGCTTCATACTGGGGAACGTTTAGTGGTGTGGTTGGTGTAGTCAGTGCCTCTGGAGACATTGTAGGTGGCGGAGTACTTGTTGGAGTGGTGACTGGTGGAGCTTTTAGAGTATTAGCAGTCTGCCCAGTCTGTGTGTTTATCACCTGGGATGCTGGATCTGAAAACGTGTACTGTCCTGTGATTGGATCTCGAACCAGTGCCATATATTGTTTTTATTATACCACGAAAAGTAATTTAAGCCCCTAGAATAAGAATAAAGAAGAAGTCTGTTGACTGTGCCGCTGCTGCTGTGGAGAAGGAAAGAACCTTTATTGTGTTTGACCCTTGTGCCTGTGGGGACATAATACTTGCGGTTCCCTTAGAAACACACACAAATGTATAGTTTGTCGTCCCTAAGTTATGGGTAATGGTACACTCACCAGTCGCGTTATTTGCGACACTCCAGCCAGTAGGGAATGGAGTACCCGCAGATGACGAGTTTATTACAACACCGTGGTATATACCGCCACCGACACACGTCCACTCATGGTTAGTTTGATCGTAAAAGCATAGTTGACCAGACATAATACGGAACTGCTCTGCAAACTTTCGTGCGTTATATGTTGGCGTAGCGGCAACAGTGGGGACCATTCCGTCAATATCCTCTATCGGTACGGGATTTGCTGGTGGTAGATCAGACTGTTCAGAGTACTGAAGCGTTACGTCTGGCTTATCCCCCTTTTGCGATTCTAGTGGTGGCATATTACACAGTTAGAGGTGTGCCCCAAACTATAATTTTCTTGACCTTTGGGTTTCCACCGTCAAAGTTAATGCGCAGTTTTAGATTTTCAACATGAAAATTCTTTCCCATGAGTGGCTTTGCCCTAACTGCACCGTCAGTTGTATAGTCAAACGTACCGTATTCTACGGCCGCAGTATCTTCGTCGCTTTTAACCTCAATATCAAGAGAGTCAGTAGATGCCATAGGTTCACCTAGAAACACCTCTATCTTTTCAATATTCCACCTACGGCCTAGTGGCATATAGATAGTTTCCGCTGTTCGGGTGTTACTTGTGCCACCAGAAGAAGTGTTTATTGAGTTTAATTTATTGTTTGATGCGGCAAGTATAAAGAACTTTGATGGTGATGATATAAACGAACCAGTACCGCCAAGTGTGACAAATGGCTTATAGAACCTATTAGAAAGACCAGGGATTGGCTTACCCCATGCGCATATTTGTTCATTAGAATTTAGCCAGTACAATACCTCGTCTTTTACTGTAGCGAGTCCGTCTGTTGGCGAAACACCGCCTACGCGCGCTGGTGTGTCGTTTGACGATAGAGGTAAAAGAAGAGTTGGGGGGGTACTGAAAGAAAAGGCATAAATACCATTTGATGTAATCGCAACTTGAAACGACCCAAGAGTTTGAATTGAGGCAATATACGCACAAGGAATAGTCCACTCCTTATTCCACGAGTTTGAGACAGTGTCCCAGAAAAAGATTTTATTTGACGTGAGAATGTTTAGGTTTCCACTGATGGTGTTTGTCGTCGCAGCAAAGATTACATACTGTCCATCATCATCTATAGAAACGATTGTGTAGTCTGATGGGATATCGAGAAGATTGTCGTCGTGTCTGATTGTTGCTGTACCATCATCGTAAAGAGCACCTATTCTGTCTTTGTTTCCGTAGTACAAGTTGCCCAAAAACTGGTGCATTGGACGGATATCGGTGCTTTGTAGGGCTACAGCAAACCCAGAGCCACCAGAACCCACATAGTTGTCAAGCCAGCCAGTAGGGTGGGAGCCTGAAAGATCCCAACGACCTATCTGTGTTCTTTGTGCATAGTAAAGATACTTTGTTCCGCCGTTGATTTGATATATAGCCATTCCGTCTGCTGGGTTTGTGATAGGAGTTCCTGAACGTAGATCTGTTGGGGCAGACGTAAGTGCAGATGTATTAAGATCGTAGAAGTGCCCAGAATCACCTATAAAGTATCCCTTGAACGAAGATCCGAGATATGTCCCCCCTATGATTCCATCAACAACGACTGTGCTAGATATATCTGTGCCGTCTTCTGATGTTTGTAAAAGCCCAACATTCGCACCACCAGTGAGAGCATCACGATACGGATTAATACCTGCACCGTCAATAAAGATTCCCGAAGCAGGGTAGTGTGACGAGATTGCAAGTCCCGTCATAAAATCTTTTGTTGTCAGTTCAAGAATCTTTTCCATTAGAGATTATTTACAGTAACGACATACTGCTGGATATTACATGCAGTTGTCCCAGCAACTGACCGTGCCGCTAGTGAGAAGTATGTTGTTGCCGTATAGTCAAGTGTGTGTGTGTTATTAACACCAGTGACAAGAGCAGAAGACGGAGTTTGCTGTGTTGACCTAATGAAAAGACCAGTAATAACCTGTGAGCTTGTTGTGACAGGCTTAATAGTTATAGTAGAGCGTGCGTTAGCCTGTGTTGGGAACCCATAGTAGAACATTGTAGATGTTGCAGAACCAGTACCATAGTCAAACTGTAGTCCACACGAGTCTGCGTTTTGTGTTCCCTCCCAAACTGCTTCAATAGTAATCTGTCCCAACGAGTCAATTGTGTTTGCTGGAATTTTAATTGTTGCCAGAGAGGATGTTGATGTATTTGACGTGCCAGAATTTGGTGCTGCTGCTGTTAAGACATACGACTGTGGCTTTATCCAACGCAGTTGTCCAGTACCATCTTCAGTAAGAACAGTTGAAGATGCTTGGCGTGTTGATTGGAAGTAGTACGATAGTGTATTAAGTGTCAGTTTGAACCCAGACGAAGCCGCAATGTTTACAGTGTTCGTAAAAGCGTGAGTACCTGACCATGAATAGTTTGCTGTTTGGTCTACTGACTGTGTTGATGTAGAAACCCACGTCGGAACACCACCAGACAGTGAAAGAACCTGACCATTTGTTCCAGATGTTGTTGTAGAAAGGCGAGAAGTACCATTACCGTAAGGAATAGTATTGGCTTGAATGGCTGCCCAACCAGTACCACCATAAGGTACGCCAATAAGTGTTCCATTCCACACACCTGTGGTAATGGTTCCTATCCATGCGAGACTCTCGAGTTTTGTTATTTGCTTTGCCGAAGTTGTTGCATACCAAGCAGATAATTCAAACTTGTCTGTGTTTAGGTTTGAAAAGTTTGTGTTTATGACTGAACGTGAAGCCGTGATAGTGTCAGAACCGTTTATTGTTGTGATTGTCGCACCAAGTTTATTGTCGTCGTGTGTTCCAAGATACGCAAAAGAACACATCAAGAGCATGACAAGTGTTGCGTTTAGGTAGTCAAGTGATTTTCCCATATTAGTTTGCGGCTTGGTTGGTTGGTGTTGTTGTGTTACGAGAAATGTTCGTCACCTGTTCTGGATCAGAGTCCCATGTACCAGGAGTTGTATCCCACGATGACGTTGTTGAGTCCCATGTACGCAATGCCTTGCCCAGCGTAACGTTTGTGGGACTTGCTGTGGCTCTTGAAATGTTTGAGGTCGTTGTCATTTATTAGATGCTGTCGTTGGGGACATTCTGCGTCTTTGTGGGTTTTTCTTCTCTATCATGTCATCAAGATTCCTTTCACGTGTAGCAATCTGTGCTTCTATTCTTGATACGAGCGCAGAGTTATTCTCTAGGTGAATGATTATCCAGTCGTGTGAAGCATACAAGGCAAGAAGTTCGTGGAATGGTTTAGGAACACCAGGCTCTTTCGTTGTGTCTGTAGAGACAAAGTATGACTGCTCTCTTTCGAAGAAGATCTTTGCACCACTTGTTGCACTGTAGTTTGGCTTTGGGTATAGGAAGATAGTGTTATTCCTTTCAAGAAAGTGTGTTGGTGTGCCAGTTTCGGTTGGGTTTGGTGATTGTGCGTTTTCTGCCCTATCGTCGTCGATAGTAAACCTCTCAAGACTTACATATTCAGTACTCGAAGAAGACTTTAGTATCTTGACCCCTGTTATATTCAAGATATCGAGTGAATTGTCATCTTCAAGAACCTGATAGTCTGACTGACCACTTACAATGTTGAACGTTGCGACTGGTAGGTCTGTGTGGTTCAGGTCGTCCCAGCGTTGCTTGTCAGAGTACGACAGCAATCGTGGCATGATTCTGTCAAAACCACTGTTAATTCTCGAAGTAAACTGTTTGAGAAGTGTAGAGTTTCCTGAAATGCCAGCATCAGCGAATCCACACCAGAATTCACAGGTCTGTATGAGTCCGTTCTTGTTTGTTGTGTCGCTGAATACCATTTTATTTTGTTCTACAGACTACTCCGTATTTTAGTATCTCATCTACCTTTTTGCTTGTGTCTAACTCTACATCATTGTGCTTCTGAAGGGTTGTGTGGATCGTGTCTAGCTTTGCATCAATGTTGTCGTATCTTTCAGTAACGTCATGGTTTCCGTACTGAAGAAGACTATCTTGGTTCTGTATAAGTCGCCTTGCCCACTCAGGTGCATCTTTTAGGTCTTTTTCTTCTGCACCAAATCTTGAACCTATCCACCCGACCATCTGTTCTTTAAAAAACAGAAGTCCGAGTAGAAGGAGTATCAGTATCTGTGGAAACTCAAGACCATCCAACATACCTAGTTATTATCGTATAGTACTGTGTAGTCAATGGTGCCGCCAATAGTCAGGAATAGACCAGTATAGAAACTTATACCTGGACCAAAATTCAAAACCTGTGGGCCAGTAGCGAGTGTAATTGTATTTAGAATAACTGTCCCTGATCCTGCTGTGTTGTCCCAGAACTTTATTGTCCCAGACGTGTGCGAGTTCACAACGATACTGAAAAGTGTGCCGTTTCCAGTCGCAATGGACTGTGAGGTTGTTCCATTAAGATATTTTGCTCTGTCCATATGTTTTTAGTGGGCTAAAGGTGGAAGCGATTTTCGTGTCCACCACCAAGCCCACTATGGCTTGGTTTGTTTAGTTTTCAATCCAGACTGCCGAACAGTTTCCTGTTGGTGAAAATGTTCCGCCTCCGCCCTGCATACCTACAACAAAGTAAGTATTAGGCGAAAAGATAACAGCATCTCCTGTTGTTGGAGATGTGGATGCAATTACAGTTCCTTGCGCTCCTGAAGCAATCACATACTTTCCAAGTAGTGTGGTTGTTGCATAAGGTGTCGTTGCTTTTGCAAGTGTTATCGTAGAGTTCTGTGTTGAAGACGCAACAACAAATTTTGCGTCGCCAAACTGAAGTGTACTTGTAGATGCTGGTGACTGCAGGGCACAAACAGTTGTTGTTGCTTGTGTCAAGTCACTGTCCTGTGCTGCCCAATGACGTACATCACCAAATGAAATGTAGGGTGATGAAATGTCTGGGCTTGTTACAGAACCAGTTACAAGATTCTGTGCTTTTTCTGGTGAAAGGCCAAGAATAAGCGCGAGAACCGCTACCGCTCCAATGACTACTGTTGCTAATTTATTCATTAGAGTTTATTACTTCTCAATAATCTTGTTCTTGAACGTAACGTTTCCATCCTGAACCATGTATAGATCAAGGCGAGAAGCATCCTCACCAATCTCAACAAGCCTCTTCAAGAGAACGTTCTTCTTTTTTGCCCACTTTTCAGGGTTCTTATATGCATATCCGTTAAGAATACGCGCATATGTTGCCTGATTATCATTGAGCCATGACTTTCCATTCTTTGGCTTGATAACCAATGGAAGTTCCACTGGTCGCAAAACCTCAGGATCACCAACATCAAAGTCAAATCCATCTGACTCCTCTTTTGGGGCTGCCCCATCTGGAGAGTGAGACTTCAGTAACTCTTCGAGTGTTGCTTTGTTTGCCGTTGGGTCAAACTCTACTCCGAGTTTGGTCAAGCCTTCTTTAATTTCTGCTACTGTCATTTTTTTTGTTTAGCATTCTGTGGGTTTTAGGGAGGGCGTCGACGGAGCACCCACCCGAAGACCCACAGAATGGGTCTAGTAACTAAGCAATAGTGATGTCAACGGTCAAGCCTGCCTTCTGCGCCCAGAGCTTGAAACCGATGAGTCCGTAGACTACGATTTCACGTCCTGTCTTTAGAGAGACTGGCTTTTCCTCATACTGCATTCCGCGTGGAGATGCGTATGTTGAAACGTTCTTGACTCCGAATACTCGGTGTCCAGAGTTTGTAACAGTTGTCGTACCGAGAGTTGCATCGACAAATGTTCCTGATCGTACAACGTAGATATCTACGCCCATCCAGTTGTTGACAAAGCCGTTCTTCAATACCGAGTCTGCCATTGAGAAACCGTTTGTTGCACCTGCAATGGTGAATCCAACAAGGTCTGTGTTTTCAATGACAATGTAGAGTCCTGCTGAAACATCCTGATATCCAGCAACCTTTGAGATAAGGTTTGCCATGATTGTATTGATGTTTGATGCAGTTGTGAATCCGCCCGCTGGTGTCGTGTAGGCACCTGTAGCGTCTTCACAGAGGTTGTTTAGAACGAACTTGTCGATTCCAAACGCAACCGCGTACATCATGTTGTCAAGACGTGACTGTGCAACGTCAAAGACAGCAAAGAACTCTTCGAAGCCAAAGATGTGCTCTGCGTAGATTACTTCGTCAGTAACCGTAAGCGCATCGTCGGTGATTGTCCATGCAGTTACCGAGTAGGTACCAGCTACGGCCTGGATCGTTGCCGTTGGTTGAGAACCGTATGGGTTCTGAATTCTTTTAAGATCCTTTGTGTTTACGTCACAGATCTTTTCTGCCACAAGAGCGTTTCTAAGTACGATTTCGTACTGGCTCTGGAAGTACTCGTCTCTGTTTCCGTAAGTTGATTGAGTGTTCATTTAAGGGGTAATTTGTTTTAATCCGCCGATCAAAACGACCCCCGTCGTAGGCCTAATTCTTCTTCTTGCGTCTTGCCCAGAATAGTGCTTCTGCTTCTGGAGTTCCTGGCTTTGGTATGTTACCTTTTGCCGCTTCCGCAAGAATTTCTGTATCTGTAACTTTCTTTACTATTGGTCTAGATCCTCCAGTGTTTGCCGCATCTGCTGTTTTCCTTTGTTCAACACGCTGGTTGAGGATTACTTTAACAGTTGGGTCTTTAAGAGCTTCTGCTACGGTCTTACCTAAGAGTTTTGAAGCCTTAACAACCTCTTCAACGTCTTCTTGTGGAACCTGTGATCCCATAAGTGCGTAAAGGTCGTTTGCAGAAAGTGTATCCTCTTTTGAACCATCCTTTGGAGTTAGTTCTTTGAGTTTACTTTCTGCCTTTTCTGCTCTTATTTTTTGGCTTCCCGCGACTTCCGCTTCTTTAGCCACCCTTGCAAATTCTGCTTCTCGATATTCAGAAGCCTTTGCATTTATAGCCTGTGTCTTTTCCTCATCGGAAAGACTTGCTAGTGATGCTTGAAACTCTGAATCGTTCTGAACCTTTTCTTGTACGATTTCCTCTAACTTTCTATCCATATTTTATCAAGCTGTTTTTAGGTGTTACGCTTCACCAATTAGTTAGTATTATACCACGTTTACGAAAACGTGATTTTATTTCGAACTGTTGATAACTTCCTTAGCAGACTTCCCTGAATCCTCTTGTGGAAGAGATGCAATAACGTGCAAGAAAGACAGTTGTGTTTCAACGTGTCTTATGTACTGATTACGTGCCAATAAGTGAATTGCGAGTGGGTCTGCATCGATTCGGTATGAGATTGGAGAATATTCAACATTTACGCCTGGGCCATCTGGGTTTTCTAGAAGAGCCAACCCTGTTTTAGTCCACTCTACTGCGTAGTGTTTATATAATACCGCCTGTCTAATCGTGCCCTCTGGAAAACCAAATACCTGCTGTTCAACGCCCAACCACACGTCTTGGACTTGGCCAATTGGTGTTTCTTTGTCTAGGCTTGGACAAAACCTCCGCCACATAATGGAAAGGAGTTCTGGGTTACTAAACGTATCCCGAATTACTTTCTTTTCATTATCTGTAACAGGCATTCCAAAGAACAAGGCACGAATTGACTTTAATAATTCTTCATTTCCACGGAATGTTCGCTGAATAAGATCTATCTCTTTCTCGTTTAAGTTTCCTCCAATGCTTGGGGTTGCTGTTTTAGCCGCCGTCGTCATTTTTATTTTATTATTTTAATAATCCTACAATCCGACTCCTGGTAATGCTGGAACCGACCCACCAGCACCCTGCACTGGAGCAGTATCATCAGGAACCGAATAGTATTCTATAGGAGACATTGTACCAGTGAGTTCAAGAATCTTACCGACGATCATCTGTGCCTTCTTGTTCTGTGCAAACCCTGGTGTTACTACCAATTTTAGTGCTGTATTGAGGGTGGTGAGTGCTTCCTGTGCGTCGTATGCCTCGCCTGTAATATCTACCTCAACTTCCCACTCCAAGTCTTTGAGTTGGTTCTTCCAGGTCTTTCCTTTGATTTCCGATGGTTTAAAGAAACGCTGTCCACTAAGACTCTTCAGAGACTCTTTAATGCCCTGCGCGTTTTCATTGATAAGTGCGGCTTGCTGTTGTGGGTTGATTGGCTCGCTGTCTAGGAAGTCGTCACTAAGTATGTGGTCGACAATTTGCCTGTTTGCGCGACGAACAGACTCATTTTTTATGTAAATGCTGTCTATGCGCTGTATTTCGTGATCATCAAGAATTGCAGATATTTCCTCTGTTGTGTCTATCTTAGTCTTTAGGTATGGAATGACCTTTTCTCGAAGCATATTCTCTAAATACAGTCCCTTATTCTCGGTCATTATTTCAAACAAAGAATACGATTCTTGAAGAAGTGCTTCTGTCTGCCTCCACGCTGTTCCAGACTTTGGTTGTGCTCCAAGCATTGCATCAGAAATACCAGTTGCCTCATTTCCTGCCTGTTTCCAAGCAACTGCGTAGGTCTGCCATCCAACAATATCCTGCTTAGAGTTCTCAATTTTAGTAAGTGGATTATTTACAGTATGAATCAAAATGTCTCCACTTTCTATATTGTCAAGAACGTTTCTGCCAACAAATGCCGCATCTGCTGTTTGGAATATAAGTTTACTTGAAAGGTCAAGTGTGTCCTTGATTGCCTTCATTGAGTGGTTTGTCATCCACTGTGCTTCAAATAATGATTCAACTGCCCCTATAGAGAGTGTCCTATCGTCCTCTTTTATGAGGTGTGTTATGACGTATGGGTCTTCTTTCTCCTGTCCCTTGAAGAGGGTGAAGTCTTGGTATTCAAGGTTTCTGCCAGTCCTTTTACCAACAAACGAAATGACGTGCATTTGCTGAACAAAAATGTCATCGTCGATCTCGTTTCCACTGATAAGAGAAAGCGGAAGTTTACCGTGTACCTCGTAAACCTTAATATAATTACTCTTATTGTCCTTTTTCCGCTTATCCAATGTTTCTCGCTCTGTTACCGCATCGCAAAGTGAATCAACAGCATCTAAATTATATCCATGTGTTGAAACACGTTCGTAAAGTTGAGCCTCTGTAAGTTCTAGAACCTCTATTTTTATGTTGTTGTCAAAGTCTACCGTGTCACAAATGATTGTATTCCACTTGACAACGTTAATGTGAAGTCCTGTACTGTTACGGACAAATTTAACAACAGAAGATCCGTACTTTGCTAGATTGCGCCCCCACTCGTTTAGAAACTGTCCAAAATGTTCACGCCTCATCCAGTCACGAAGCAGAATGGTCGCAAGAAAAGAGTCTATCCAGTCTTTTGATTTCGTGGCCCTAATCTTAATGTTTTTTCGATCTATGTCTGTCGCCCGATACCAAACATTTACTGCCGCGGCAACAATATTGAAAAACGGTTTCTCACGCCCAAGAGTATCAACTTCTCCTGTGGTGTGTTTTGAGTTTATGTATGCATCAATTTTTTCCAGTGTGTCGTGCATTTGAAACGCGACATACTTTGAGATTTGTGTCGTCCCTTTTGTGTAGTCGTACTCCGCCTTACGAACCATCTCTCCTATTGTTTCTTCCATGTGAAATATATTATACCACGAAGTGGTTATTTCGAACTGTTAATTACTTTGTTCCTCTTGTTTCTGTCAAATCTTATTTCCTGCTCCTCTTGCGCGGCCTTAACCAGGGTGTCAGATTGCCCCGAAGCGTCTTTGAGTAGTTCAAAGTATGCTCGCATTATGATTGTATCTCCGAGGTCTGGAGAATGGCCGATCTCTTCCTTAACGTCATCTTTTGCTCGAAGTAGTTTTCTACCCTCAGAATCAACCTCCCTATCCCTAAGTTGCGCAGAAAGTTCTTCTATAACCTCATCTCTAATGTCTGGGGCTTTAAAAGCGATCTTATGTTCATTGATTAGTTCAGAAAGTTTCCACCCACATTGTGCCTTTAGGTTTCGAAATGTTGTCTGTGGAACGAGTGAGTGGGCGACCTTAGACTGTTTCTCGTGTATCTGGTGTGCTGTGAGAAACGGTGTTGAATTCGCAGTAAAACCCCTAACGCCCTTCAAGTTGTCGACAACACCACCTCCAATCCCGTCTTCGTCTATGAGGATATGTGAATAGGGTATACGATCACTAGCAGCAAAGTCTTTTACATTTTGTGCTGTTATGTCAGTCCCCTGCTTGGAACGCTTTTCAACCTTATATAGTTCTAGTCCCTGCCAAAAAGAAAAGACTGTTGAATCCCTACCAAGTCGAGCAACGTCAACTGTTAAGTACCTATCATCCTCCTTTGTAATTGTATTAGTAAATGAGTCTGATAGTGCGTCGTAACTGATAAGTGAGTCTTTGTCCTCATCGTAGTCCCAACGCCCCTCCCAGAGTCGCTGTCTACTCACTGTATCCTTTTGGTTTTTGAGTGTTTCTGTATATCCTTCGGGGAGATATGGGTTATCTGTAGAAAATGCCTGAATATACTTTCTAGACTTAGGTAAAAGACCTTTTTCAAAAGGTTCTACAAAGTCACGCTTCATCCACCCCTTTTTGGGGTTTGCTGTAATGAGTAACTTTTTCTTCAAACCATACACATCATTCTTCCAGCGGCCAATTGATAGCCATAAGTTATCCTTTGCAGCCTCTGCAACCTCTCCGCCCTCTTCTAACCACCCGCGGGTCATTTGCATAGAACCAAACCTCTCAAAAAGAGGGTCTGATGGCTCTTCCTTACAGGCAATCAAATATACCTTTGAGTCATTGTATAGACTGAAGTAGTTGTCTTGGCCATTATATGACGCGTATGTTTTAAAATCTATGCCAAACTTTTGGAATACTTCATGTATTGTTGGTATCGTAAACTTACGAAGGTCGTTCAGTTCCTTTCGAGCAATAAAATAGTGGGTATCTGGATATATTAGGGCATCACCAAACAC